TTCTCGGATGTCTCCAAGAGATCTCCAATTCTCTCACTCGCGTTGAAGCAGAACGAGATTTGATTCGCGAAATTTTGCAAAAAATGCAAGATGAGTGTGAGATTCCAAAGAAGTTGGGTCGTAAACTTGCGAAAGTTTACCACAAGCGCAACTATGAAGAAGAAGTTGCCGAGCAGAGTGACTTTCAGACTATCTATGAGAATGTGGCGAAGTGACTAAATAAAATCTTGGGGCGCAACTGTTCTTGTTGACAGCACACTCCGCCAGACTGCCGCTGTGAGGGTTCACCTCCTCCACCCCAACCTCTCTTCGGAGTTATATTATGCATAAAGATGATGTGAAATTGGGAATATTCCTAGTCGTGTTTATGGTAGTTGCTCTTGTCAACTCCATCTACCTTTGGCTTCCCGCCTCTGCCCCTCCAGTTCTTTTGGTTGTGGGTCTTGCTTTGTATTCAATTTGGGAGCACAAACGTGGCAACAAGGCGTAATTTCTTCAAGTATCTTGGTCTTGCTGGTGGTGTTGCTGGCGGTGGTATTGTAGCCGCTGCTGCTGTTCTTCCTGATGCTGATAAGTGTGAAACAGTAAAGCAAATTGAAGCCGCTGGCTACAATGGCAAGTTTGGGATTGGTGCTGAGTATGGTCAAATTGCACCACCAGATGGCACATTTAGTTTCGGTCCACGTTTTGTTCCAGGAACACAAAAGCATGTAACCGCAAGTATGACCGTCGGTCCTGATGGCGAGATGTACTTGATGACAAACGGAAAATGGCGTAGAATAGTAACTGAATAAGCAATCAGGAGTTATATTATGAATGAAGCGTTGTGGGTTGAAAAATACCGTCCTCATACTATTGCCGATTGTATTCTTCCTGATGAATACAAGACCACGTTCCAATCTTATGTTGATCGCAAGGAGATTCCCCATCTTCTTCTCTGTGGTGGTCCTGGTACTGGCAAGACTACCGTTGCGCGTGCATTGTGTGACGAGATTGGCTGTGATTATCTAATGATCAATGGCTCGGATGAATCGGGCATTGACACTTTCCGAGTCAAGATTAAGAACTATGCAAGTGCGATGTCTCTTGGTGGTGGTAAGAAAGTTATCATCATCGATGAGGCAGATTATCTGAACCCAAATAGTACGCAACCAGCCATGCGTGCTGCGATGGAAGAGTTTGCGCATAACTGCACTTTCATCATGACTTGTAACTTCAAAAATCGAATCATTGAACCGTTGCATAGTCGATGTGCAGTAATTGAATTCAAACTGCGTAAGGAAGATAAGCCAAAGATGGCGATGGCGTTCATGAAACGTGCATCAGAAATTCTTACAGGTGAAAAGATTCCGTTTGATAAGGCAGTGCTGGCTGAAGTTGTCAAGAAGCACTTTCCAGATTATCGTCGTGTTCTAAACGAACTTCAACGCTATTCTGTCAGTGGTAAGATTGATTCTGGTATTCTTACCAGCATTGCTGATGTTTCGATCAATGAATTGGTTACTTCTTTGAAAGATCAAAACTTCAGCGCAATGCGTAAGTGGGTTGCCGACTTCGGTAGCGATGACCCTGCAAAGATCTACCGTAAGATCTATGATAGTCTATATGACATTATGGATAAGTCAACGATTCCGAATGCTGTATTGATTCTCGCAAAATATCAATACCAAGCAGCGTTTGTGGCTGATCAGGAACTGAACCTCACCGCATGTCTCACTGAGATGATGGTGGAGTGTAAGTTCAATGGCTGATCTATTCAAAGAAATTATTCCATCCATTCTTCAGACGAAGCAATATGCTCTCCTGACAGAACAGGATGAAAAGTCATATTCATCGTTTATGGTAAATCGAGCACTCTCGTTTCATAGAGACACTGTTCTCTGGGCGAACGAGATGAATAAGTTTTCGACTCTGGACAATAAACTCAAATATGATTTTCTTATAAATATTGTTAGAGCCCAAAAGCGTCCATACAGCAAATGGCATAAAAAGGCTCAAAGTAGTGATTTGAGTGTTGTCAAGGAATATTATGGTTACTCTGACGCGAAAGCCGAAGAAGCAATGAAGATTCTATCCGACGACCAAATCGCCGCTATGAAGAAACAATTATATAAGGGTGATTGACCATGGTCGAAAAATTAGTAGAAGTCACATTAGAAAAGCAAGACGACTTCCTCAAAGTTCGCGAGACACTTACTCGCATTGGAGTCGCTGCTAAGAACGACAACATTCTCTATCAGTCCTGCCATATCCTCCATAAGCAAGGAAAGTATTACATCGTTCATTTCAAAGAACTCTTTGAACTAGACGGTAAGCCATCCAATATGTCAGACAATGACATTCAGCGTCGTAACACGATTGCGAATCTAATGGCTGAGTGGGGTTTGGTGAAACTCGTAGATGAGAATAAGACAAAGGATAACGTCGCACCATTGAGCCAGATCAAGATTCTTCCGTTCAAGGAGAAGAATGAGTGGCAATTGGTTTCCAAGTATACAATCGGGAAGAAAAAGAAGGAAGGATAATTTATGCTAATTGTGAATGTGTATAGACTTCGTGATGATATTGAACTTCCAACATACGGCACTACTCTCGCAAATTGTTTCGATTTATCTTTCCAGCCAACTTCAAATGTTGTCAATGGATATGATTCCTTCAATTCTCCTACTGAGCGATCAGTAAACAGTTTTGGAGAATTCTTCATTTATCCTGGAGATCGTCTGCTGGTTCCCACAGGGTTGATCTTCAAGATCGAACGTCACGTTACGATTGAAACATATGCAGACATTACAAAACACGATAGTTCTCTGCCACTTCAGAACTACAGCATTCGCCTTCATCCTCGCTCGGGACTTTCGCTCAAGAAAGGATTGGTTTTAGCAAACAGCGAGGGTGTCGTCGACGCAGACTACCAAGAAGAGGTGTTTGTTCTTCTAACGAATATCTCAAAGATGCACCAAACAATTCGTCGTGGTGATCGCATTGCTCAGGCTGAGATTGTTTCAAATGAACCCTTTGACTTTACTGTTGTTACAAAAAGACCAGAGAAGCACTCTGAGCGCAGCGGTGGTTTTGGTTCAACTGGTGTGTCAAACTGATATAAATAGAGATGGAATGCCCATTTGGGGTTCCATAACTATACTTGCTTACTAAAGGAGTAACAAAATGACTAATATCACAACACTCACATCCGCATCACTCGATCGCCTCCTTCCAACTGCTCTTGGGTTTGAAAATGCGTTCGCTGCTCTCGATAATGCGGCTCATCTACTAACAGCAACATCCAATGCTTTTCCTCCAGTGAATGTCATCAAGAAAGACGAATACAACTTTGTCGTGGAACTAGCAGTTGCTGGATATAAGATTGATGAGATTGAAATCACTGCTGAGAAAAACTCTCTCAAAGTTGCAGGCAAAAAGGTAGAAGAAGACACTCGCGAATATCTTGTAAAGGGTATTGCTGGTCGTAAATTCGCTCGCCAATTTGTTTTGTCAGACACAGTAGTGGTTCGTGATGCTGCCCTTGCTGATGGCATTCTTTCTATTCAATTAGAAAATGTCATTCCTGAAGAACAGAAACCTCGTAAGATTGCAATCAAGTAACCATTGAGATTATATTATGATTCGTGATGAACTATCGTGGGATGAATTGTTTGTCTTACAGGCTACTCTGATCGCTCAGAAAAGCAAGGACCCGTCGACAAAAGTCGGCTGCGTGATCGTCAATGATGACAATGTCATTTTGTCGACGGGTTTCAATGGATTTCCGAGAGGCATTGAAGAAGATTGGAAAGATCGCTGGAAGCGTCCAGAAAAGTATAACTGGGTTGAACATGCTGAACGCAATGCAATCTTCAATGCTGCACGTGTTGGTGTTTCGCTCAACAATTCTCGTGCATATCTGAACTGGGAACCAAAGCCATGCGCTGATTGCACACGCGCATTGATCCAAGCAGGGATCAAGGAAGTCATTGGTCCGAATCGTCCGTGGGCTGGCAAGGGTGCTGGCAAGCATTACTCGATCGACCACGCTGAAGTCATGCTACGCGAGGCAGGAGTCCGAATCCGCTATTTCGACCTGCCCCCAGAACTAGGGGAACCCCCATTCTAACACCGCTCTCTCGGCTCTCTCCTCGGCGAGAGAGGATGTCGTAAGTTATTGATTTTATTCGAGTTTTTTCTGTTGTGTTTTCCTGTGGTTCAGGTAGAATATGCAATATGAAATTCTATCATTATATCGAGTCGCGAAACGACAAATTCGGTGCCCGACACACACTCTGGCATGTTGGGAATTATCACTACCAGATCGAATGCCGCTCTACTGGCAACAAAATCAACCTTCCTGAGACCACTTTCGAACAGGCAAAACGTGTGTTCGAGAGCGTGCTCGTAAGTTATTGATTCTATTCGGTTTTTTCCTATTGCGTTTTGCAAGGATTCAGTTAGAATATAATTATGAAAAGCGAAAACACTGTGAAGATTGGTGACGTCGTCAAGTCTCTTGACTTCGTTGGTGTCAATGACTGTTATTATGTTGGTGTCGTGATCGGCATCAGCGAGATGGACGGCACTTTCCGTGCTCGCACCGTCCAGCGTGTAT